GAATGTAGCAAGCACCTCAGGTAGTTTTGGTAATCAGTCATACGTGTTCTGTATTTTAGAAGATATAACGGTTCCTGTGTTTAATGGCGTAGCAACGTTTGATGATCTTAAGGTATATCAAGGAACTCTTCTAACAAGCAGATTTACTATTAGTACTCGAAATTTAAATCAAAAATTTATTTTGCCAAATAGTGGTATTGATACTGATTTAATTTCTGTAACTGTAAGAAATAACGAACAATCTACTAATTCAACAAAATATACTCGTCAAGATAATATTTTTGAAATCAATCAAGATTCTAAAGTTTTCTTTCTTCAAGAAATTGAAGATGAAAGATATGAACTTATTTTTGGAGATGGAATATTTGGTAAGAAACTTGAAGAAGGAAATTTTATTGAAGTTGGGTACATTACTTCAAATGGTGATAGTGCAAATGGTATAAATCAATTTACATTTGCAGGGAGAATTACATATAATAGAAACTCTACAGAATATGCAGTTACTTCTGGAATTTCATTACTGACCACAGGATTAATTGCGTCGGGTGGAGAAAATATCGAATCTGTTGAATCTATCAAAAGATATGCACCAAGAATGTATGCATCTCAAAATAGAGCACTTACTGCAAGTGATTATGAAACATTAATTCCTGCAAAAATTTATCCAGAAACTGAATCTATTTCTGTATTTGGCGGAGAAGATTTGGTTCCTCCTCAATATGGAAAAGTTTTTATTACCATCAAACCAAGAACTGGTGATTTTTTACCAAACTTAATTAAAGAAAATATTAAACGTGACCTTAAAAAATATTCAGTTGCTGGAATTGTTCCTGAGATTTTAGATTTGAAATATCTTTATATTGAGATAAATTCAAAAGTTTATTATAATACTAATCTTGCTCCAAGTTCTGATTTTGTATCAAGTATTATACAGGGTAACACAACCAAATATGCAGAATCAACTGAATTAAATAACTACGGGGCAAGATTTAAATATAGCAAATTTCTAAAAACTATTGATGAAAGCCATGAGTCAGTAACTTCAAATATTACAACAATTCAAATGCGAAGAGACTTGAGAGTTGTATTAAACACATTTACTGAATATCAAATTGGTTTTGGGAATGAGTTTCATATTCATAGTATGAGTGGTTTTAATATTAAATCTTCTGCGTTTAGAGTATCAGACATACTACAAAATGTTTATATTTCAGATCTTCCAAATTCAGATGGAAAAACTGGATCTTTATTTCTATTCACAGTTCCAGCATTAAATTCAACAACACCAACTATAGTAAAAAGAAACATAGGTAGAATAAATTATAAACAAGGCATAATAATTATAACTCCAATAAATATTCAAGCAGGGAAAATAAAAGATGGTCAAACAATTGTTGAGTTCTCAGCAACTCCACATTCAAATGATGTAATTGGATTGAGAGATTTGTATTTGCAACTAGATATTAGTAATAGTAATTATGAAATGATTCCTGACAATATTTCATCTGGAAATGATCAATCTGCATCTAATTACATCATATCTTCAAGTTATGCAAACGGTCTTTTAATTCGTCCAACAAGTAACATTGAAGCAGGTGCAGTTGCTGCTGCAACCTCATCACTGGGATTGTCTGGTCTTTCAACCCTATCTTCAACATCAACAGCATCTTCTACTCCTCCTTCTTCAGGACAAACATCTTCTACTCCTCCTACTTCTATTTCTACTCCTTCTTCTTCAGGACCATCATATTCTTCAGGATATTAATAAAAAAATAAATCAATAAAATGACAGAAAAAAGAATTCAGTTTAGTAATATAGTTTATAACCAACTCCCGGCGTATGTTAGAGAGGAGTTTCCACTAGTCGCTGAGTTTCTTTCTGAATATTATCGTGCTCAAGAGTTTCAAGGAGCCCCTATAGATTTAATTCAAAATATTGATGAATATATTAAAGTTGATAAAATAACGAATCAAGTTGATTCTATAATCTTGAATGATAATGTTACATCTTTTGATGCTACTTTAAATATTAATATTATAAAGTCTCCTTCTGGAACTCATGGATTTCCTGAAAAATATGGTCTATTAAAAATTAATGACGAAGTAATTACATACACTGGAAAAACCTTCAGTTCTTTTACTGGGTGTATTAGAGGATTTAGTGGAATTGATTCTTATAAATCTCAAAATCGTTCTGACCAATTAGTATTTTCTAAATCAGAATCTGCAAATCATCTTGCAGGAGATAAAATTTTTAATTTGAGTTCTTTATTTTTACAAGAATTTTTATTAAAAATTAAATATCAGTTAACTCCAGGATTTGAAAATAGAACTTTAGATAATAATTTAAATCAAGCATTATTCATTAAGCAATCAAAAAATTTTTATGGAAGTAAAGGTACTGATGAATCTTTTGAAATATTATTCAGAGCTCTTTATGGAGAAGATGTACGTATTATTAAACCAAAAGAATATCTTTTTAGACCATCTGATGCACAATATCAAATAACGACAGATTTAGTTGTAGAAAGCATTGAAGGTAATCCTGAAAATTTAATAAATTCTACTTTATTTCAAGATCAATATTTAGATTTTACAAAAGCATATGCACCGATTACAAACGTAGAAAAAATATCTCTTAAAACTGGTACTGGATCGTACTATAAACTTAGTATAGATTCTGGTTATAGTAAAGATGCTGGACTTGATGGATCAATATATGGAGAATTCAAAGTTCACCCACAAACTAAAGTAATTGGTCAATATAATTTAAACACTTTTATAGTAACTAGTGTAGTAAATCCAGGAACACCACCACCAAATAAAGTTTGGGCAATTGATGGACTAACTCAACAACAACTGACTTTAGTAAGAGGGAGTACATATAGATTTGATACATCAGATTCTTCCAATACTGAGCATATTCTTATATTTCAAACAACATTTGGAAATTCTCTTTCTTCACTATATTATTCCATATTGAGTAATGGAGTTCCAGGACAAGCAGGATCCTTTACTGATTTAACTATTGATGTGAATGCTCCAGTTGAAGTAATAAAATATAACTGTTCAAATCATAATGGGATGGGTGCAGATATTAGAATAACTGGCACGTCTGATGATCTCACAACTCTTGATGTTGATTCAACCATAGGATTTCCGAATAGTGGTGAACTATACGTTACATATAATGATCAAACACGAGGCACCATATCATATAAGTCAAAAAGTGTAAATCAATTTTTTAAATGCTCAAATATTACAGGAATAATTAATGATTCTGCAAATGTTGGCATTAATACTTATGCAAGAGATTATGACAATAATATTAAAGTAAGAATTACTTCTGTCATTAAAGATCTTGCTTTAGTTGATGATACCTACTATTTGAAAAAAGGAAATACTTGCCAGATTAAAACTTTAGGAATTAATTCTGAAGATATAGTTTCAAATAATTGGTTTTTTAATATTTTAACTTTATATGATGTTGAATCAATTATTTTAATTGATAATACCGATAAAACTTATAAAATTACAACAAAAGTAGATAATTTTTTCAAAATAGGAGATAATTTAAAGTTAATTAATAATTTTGGAGTTGAAAAAAATTCTAAAGTAATTGACATTGTTTCAAAAAAATCTTTTAATGTAAGAGGTCAAGGAGAATTACAACTTACTAGCACTTATACAATAAAAAGAGAAGTTTTAAGACCAACTTCTCCAGTATTTCCTAATATTTCTATTTTTACTGCTAATGTTCAAAATGTATATAAAGACGGTAATAAAGTTATAGTTGCATCACCATCTATTCCAAACTATAACGACCAACCATTAAATGTGGCATCAAAAGAAATAATTTTTTCTGGAACATTTATTTCAGACATCTTTAAAATTACTTCTACTAAAGACCATGGATTTTATACTGGAGATGCAGTTTACTACACACCAGAAAAAAATTTGGTACAATCATTTGATACCGATGGAAGCAGTGTTGAAGTTGAAGTAACCTCAAGTAAGTTGTTTAACGAGGGAATATATTATATAAAAAGAATTGATTCAAATAATGTTAAATTTGCTCTAAGTAAATCTGATATTTATAATTCAAAGTTTATATCTGTTGATAGTCCAGTAACAGTAACTTCAAACAAACTAGAATATTATAAATTTAAATCAAAAACATTAAAATCACAAAATCTTTTTAGACAAATTGCTCCTCCTATTAATGATGGAGTTGAATATTCAACAAAACCTGGATTCACTGGAATTTTAATTAATGGTGTTGAAATATTAAATTATAAATCCAGTGATATTGTATATTATGGATCACTGAATGAAGTAGAAGTTGGTGCTGGTGGTACGGGTTATGACATAATTAATCCTCCAACTTTAGTAATTAATGATTCAGTTGGTTCTGATGCCGCTGGTTTTTGTGCGGTAAAAGGTTTTCTTAAAGAGATAAGGATCGTTGACCCAGGATTTGATTATGTAGAAATCCCCGTTATTAAAATAACTGGAGGAAATGGTAAAGGTGCTAAAGCTTTTGCAGGAATGAAACTGATTGATCATGAAGCAACTTTTAATTCTGAATACGGTGCTACGTTATTTAATGCTAATGGTTCACAAGTATCTTTAGGTAATGATACTATTGGATTTAGCACATACCATAAATTTAGAAATGCTGAGAAAATAATTTATATTACTAACAACCAAAGGGGAGTTGGTGGTATTTCCACAGATTCATCATATTTTGTTTCTGTACAATCACCAACTCAAATCAAGTTGCATAATACTTTAGGTGATGTGATCTCTGGAATTAATACTATTAATTTAACTTCTCATGGAGTTGGAAATCATCAACTTAGATCCTTCAATAAAAAATCTATTTTGGGATCAATTAACATAGAGAATCCTGGTTCTGGATATGAAAATAAGAAAAGAATAGTTACAAGTTCAACAACAGGTATTAACACATCAATTAATCAAATTAATATATCAAATCACAAATTTGAATCTGGAGAGATTATAAAATACTCTACAAATGGATCCGTAATTGGTGGATTATCTAATAATACTGAATATTACCTAACAAAAGTTGACGATGATAAGTTTAGACTATCAGGAATTGGAACTGGAAATCTGACAAGTGATTTTTATTATAATACAAACCAATTTGTCAATTTTACTTCGGTTGGAGTTGGAACTCATACTTTTAATTATCCAGAAATTTCTGTTGAAGTTATTGGTAATGTTGGTGTTTCTTCAATTGGTTCTAACAATTTTAAAGCAGTTATTCAACCAATTTTTAGAGGTGAAATTACCTCAATACATTTAGAAACCAATGGTTCCAATTATGGATCACCAGAAATTTTAAATTATGATAGACAACCCCTAGTCACTTTAAATAGTGGTTCGGGAGCTATAGTTAGTCCTATTATTATAAATGGAAAAATTACCGAAGTTTTAGTAATTTCTTCTGGAAGTGGGTATAATTCTCCTCCAGATTTAAAAATTAATGGAAATGGTTTTGGTGCGGTACTTTCTCCAATTTTTGAAAATGGACAATTAGTTGAAGTAAAGGTAATTGAGTCTGGTCTTAGGTATTCAGCAAACAATACTACAATAGACATCATTGCTGCAGGATCTTTAGCAGAATTTACTACAAAAATTAAAACTTGGAATGTTAACCTCTATCAAAAGAATTTATCAATTGTTTCTGATGATGACGGAGTTATATCTGAAGGAATAAATGAAGATTTTGAATTACAGTATTCTCATCTTTATGCACCAAGAAAACTTAGAGAATCTCTTTATTCTTTAGATTCTAGTAGAAATATTTTATATGGAAAAAAAGAATTAAGAAAAGTTGCAGGTAAAGAAATATTATCAACTGATCACTCACCAATTATTGGATGGGCATATGATGGAAATCCAATTTATGGTCCATATGGATACATAAAAAAACAGGGTGGAACAGTATCTCAATTAAAATCTGGATATGTACTTGATTTAAAATCGAATAGACCATCAATTTCCGTTTTTCCTGCTGGATTCTTTATTGAAGATTATAATCACCTTGAAGTTTCTGATGAAACAGTATTGGATAAAAATAATGGAAGATTTTGTGTTACTCCAGAATATCCAAATGGAACTTATGCATATTTTGCAACAATTAACAATTCTTCCGCGGATTCATCTGGAACTTTTTCTGGATACAAGTCACCGGTATTTCCATATTTAATTGGAGATACCTTTAAATCAATACCAAACGAATTTAACTTCAAAAAAAGATCAAATCAAAGAGATTTTGATTTAAATCAAACTAATTATTTAAGAAACACTAATCAATATAATTTAATTGAAAACAACACCTCTTATCCATACTTAAACTTACCAAATCTTTTAGACCAAACTACAGATATTAAATATGCTTCTCCAGGTTCTATAGACGAAATAAATATAGTTTCTGGCGGTTCTGGATATAAAGTTGGAGATAAATTATTATTTGATAATAATGATACTGATGGATATAATGTATCTGCTGAGGTAGAAAGAATTTTTGGAAAATCTGTAAATTCAATAAGTGTAGCATCTACATCAATAATAAACGTTCAATTTTATCCCAGTGCTCCTCAAGGAAATTTTGTAGCATTTTGTCAAGATCCACACAATTTGACAAATACTGATTTAATTTCCGTTTCTGGGTTAAATACATCTTCATCTTTAATTGAAGGGTCATATAGAATTGGAATATCTACAAATACATTTACACTTACTGCTGGCATTGGATCTACTGCAATAACAGGAATTGTTACTTATTTTTCTCTTGCAGGTGACTTAAATCCATTTACTGGTGTAATTCGTGAAAATGATGTTTTAGGAATCGGAACAGAACAAATCAAAGTATTGAATGTTGATACGAGGGCATCAAGAATTAGAGTTAGACGTGCAATAAATGGAACTGTTGGATCTGCTCATAGTGTTGGTAATGTTTTATACGAAAGATCTAGAAAATTTAAAATAAATGCAGGATTTAGTTCTCAATTTGATTACAAAGTTAATCGTGAAATTTATTTCAATCCAATTGATGCTGTTGGATTAGGAACAACTTCAGGAATTGGAATTGGTGTTACTTTAATCTTCTCAAATCCTGGAACTGGCATTACTCAAATTTTTATTCCTACCAAATCCATTTATATTTCAAATCATCAACTAAACACTGGTGATGAATTAATATATTCTACAAATAGTGGAACTCCAATTGGAGTTTCTACAAATGGAATATCTACTTCAATATCAATTTCAGATCAGCAAACAGTTTTTGTTGCAAAAATATCAGATGATTTAATTGGTATTTCTACTGTTCGTGTTGGTCTCGGCACCACTGGAACTTTTGTTGGAATTGCAAACACCACTCGGGGAACAGGAACTTTATTTTTTAGAAATGTAGGCACAGGAGATAATCACAGTTTTAAAACAATCTATGCTGGTTTATCTGGAAGTATTTCAAAAAATATTGTTACAGTATCTACTGCACAAACTCATGGACTTTCAAATAATGATGTTATTTTTGTTGATGTAAATCCATCTATATCAACTACATTTACTGTAAAATATAATGATTATAATAGAAAGGTATTAATAAATCCAAAAGATTTTGTCTCTGCTGGAATCAATACAATTACAAATACAATTACAATTTCAAATCACAACTTTAAACGTGGTCAAAAAGTAATTCATACTGCGGTCACTCCTGCACATGGACTTGAAGATAATAAAGAATATTTTATTTCTATTGTTGATACTAATAAAATTAAACTTACAAATACTTATTATGACTCTATTAACGAAAAACCTGAGATTGTTGGTATTACCAGTGTTTCTAACGGGACACTATCTTTAGTCAATCCACCAATTAAAGTATATCAAAATTCTTCTGTTATATTTGATTTATCAGATTCATCCCTCTCATATACTCAACAAGGATCATCTTATCCTGCATTTGATTTTAGACTATTTAAAAATTATAATTTTACGGAAAATTATGATAGTAATTCCAATAATCAAATATTTGAAGTAAAAAAAGTAGGAATCGTTGGTGTTACAAGTGATGCAAAAGTTACTTTGTCGGTTGATGAAAATATACCAAAAACTCTTTACTATAAATTAATTCCAATTTACGATGGAACAAATCTTCCCGATACTAAAAAATTAATTAATGAAGATTTCGAAGTTGTATCAAAAAATGAAATTCAAGTTAGAAAGAGTCAATATAATGGAACACATAATATTACAGTGGGATCTGGAGTAACGTTTACTTATAACCTTCCAAATCTTCCAGAATCTGATTTATATACTTCAGGAATATCCAGTATAAGATACGAAACTACTTCGTTAAATTCTTATGGAACTATTTCAAAAATTAAACTAAGTAATAAGGGGATAAATTATTATTCACTTCCACAAATTTTAAATGTTGCTGGAATTTCCACATTAGGAGTTTCAACATCAGGAGTTGGAACTGGAGCAATATTAGAATCTTCAGGTACTTCCATAGGTAAAATTAAATCTGTAAAAATTAATGATATTGGATTTGACTTTCCTTCAGATTTAACATTAAGACCAAGTGTAGCAATTCCGCAAATTATAAAAATAGATGCTCTTCTATCTTTTGAATCTATTGGAATATCTTCGTTTGGTAGAGGATATAACACTCCACCAAAACTTATAGTTTTAGATGGAAAAACTAATAATATCATTCCTGAAGTTGATTTAAAATTCAAGGTTGGTAATAATAAAGTAGAAATTTTAGAAAATACTACTAGATTAAACAGAGTAAATCCAACAATTTTGCCAATTCAAAATCCAAATGGAGTTGGAATTTCTTCAATTTATTATAACTCTAGTACAAAAGATGTAACTGTAACTTTTGCAGTTGGTTTTAGTACATCTAATTTATTTCCATTTGCAGTAAATGATAAAGTTTTAATTGAAAATATTAGTGTGGGAGTTGGGTCAACTGGAAAAGGATTTAATTCAGAAAATTATAATTATCAATTGTTTACTTTGACTTCAGTTAATCAAAATCTTGGAGCAACTGGCGGATCTGCAGTATACAATCTAAGTGAATTTCTTATTGGTTCAGAAACTCCAGGCACTTTTGATCCAGCAAATTCTTCTGGTAAAATTATTGCACAAAAACATTTTCCAATTTTTAATATAACTTTAAAAAATAATGATTTCTTTAAAGGAGAAACTGTAACTTCATCTGAAATTGTAGGAACAATAGAAGATTGGGACTCAAAATCAAGCATTGTAAAAATTGTATCTAAAAAGAATTTTAAAATTGGAGATACAATAAAGGGATTATCTTCAAAAACTCAAGGAGTTGTATCTACAATTAAAATATTTGATGCATTCTTTAATCTTGGAGCAACATCAAAAGTTATAAAAGGATGGCAGTCTGATGCTGGTACATTGAATAATGATCTACAAAGAATTCAAGATAGTTTTTATTATCAAAATTTTTCATATTCAATAAAATCCAGAGTAGATTTTGATACTTGGAATGATGCAGTAAGTTCTTTAAACCACACTACAGGATTTAAAAAATTTGCAGATTATCAATTAGAAACTCCGGTTACTTTGGAAGAATTTAATTCTAATTCACTTGTCGTTAATTTACCATCTGATTTAACACCTATCACTATCATAAGTGATATTGTTAATGTTGTGAGTTTAAATTGTGTTTATGATTTTGATACAGTAAAAGAAAATTCATTTAAAATCGGATCTCAAGTTTTTTCAGATGAAATAATATTCTCAAATAGAATTCTAACAGATTATCAAGAATCTGTTGGAAATAGAGTTCTTGCAATTGATGATATAAGTTCAGAATTTAATAGTAATCCAAGACCAACTCCTTTTGTTGAAGTTCAAAGATTTTCTTTAGAAACTTCAAGAACACAAAAATATCTTACGTGTGTAAAGGATAGAAGATTTCCAGATCAAAGACAATTTTCAATTATTACAAATATTATTGATGACCAAGATTTAGTATATGCCACTGAATATGGAACAATTGAAAGTTCTTATGATATGGGATTTTATGATGTTACTTTTGATGGGAATGAAGGAGTTCTTACATTTTTTCCAACAAAATCTACTATTAATGATTTTGATCTATGCACACTTTCATATAATATTAGTGATAATATTTCAGGAGTTGGAAGTACATCTTTTTCAAACTTTGTAGATATTACTTCATATTATACTAATGTTGGTCTTGGATCCACTGCTACTATTATAGGAATTTCAAGTAGTTACAGAGGATTAAAAGTTTTAGTTTCAATTGCAGCAACTGAGAATAGATATGAAGTCGATGAATTAAATATAATTCATGATGGAACTAATGTAGAACTTTTAGAGTATGGACAGTTAACAAACCACACAAAAACTAACGCATATTCAAGCCCAGGACTTGGTACATATCATGCATATCTTTCCGGATCCCAACTAAAACTTGATTTTATACCAAGAGTAGGAGTTGCTGCAACAATTAATGCAATTCAAATAGGATTTACAACTTCAACAACTGTTGGAGTGTCAACTTTTAATATGAAACACGCCTCATTAGAAGGTAGATGTGAAATTATTCCAGCAACTCCAACTCCAACCCCGGTGATTATTAGTTCATATCCCAACATTTATGGTGGTGCATACTTTGTCGTTCAAATATCAAATACTACAAATAATATTCACCAATTATCAGAAATTGCTGTTATTAACAATGATACTATTGTTGGAGATAATACCGCTTATATAAATGAATATGCATATGTTGATACTACTCGTAGCAATAATCGTTCTGGTCTTGGAACCATTGGAATTCAACTAACTTCCACAACAGTTGATTTGGTATTTACACCATTACCATCTATTGATATTAATGCAAAAGTTTACTTAAATGCATTAAGATTCCAAGACGATGACAGAGATTTGGTCAGTTTCCTAAATGCATCTATTCAAACAACATATGGACTTTATGAAGGAACTGAGGTTGATATTAAACGTGCATTTAATTTAAGAAATAAAACTAGCACAATATTTGAAAAATCTTTTGTTGGGTCTTCTTCTACAATCATCAACACTACTTCAGATGTTATTTACTTACCAAATCATTTCTTTGTAACCGGAGAAAAAGTTAAATATTCTAATAGCACTGCTGGCGCTGGATCAACAAATGCTCTTGGAATTGCAGCAACTAGTTTTGTTGGTGTTGGAACAACCAGTAAATTACCAAATGATGTTTTTATTGTAAAAGTTGATATAAACAATGTTAAACTAGCAAGAAGTGTAGAAGATGCTCTTAAGTCTGTACCAAAAGTTTTGGATATCACTAGTACAGGAATTGGAACAGATCATAAATTTACCTCTATAAATTCAAATGCAAGAATGCTTGTTGCACTTGATAATATGATTCAATCACCAGTAGTTTCTACTTCAACCACTGCAAAATTAGTAAATAGAATGTTTACTACCGATGAAACTATCTTTGTTGATAACATTACATCATTCTTTGGGGGAGACTTGATTCAAATTGATAATGAGATAATGAGAGTTGATGGTGTTGGCATTGGAGGCACTAATGGAATACAAGTTAGAAGACCTAGATTAGGAACAACAATTGTAGGACATACAACCGGTGCTATAGTCACTAAAGTAACTGGTGATTACAATGTAACTGGTAATGTACTTAATTTTATAGAAGCTCCTTTTGGAAAAACTCCTTTCAGCAGTACAACAAATCGTTCTGATGAAAGAGATTGGGTTGGAATTTCTACAGGATCATCATTCCAAGGAAGAGTGTTTATGAGGTCTGGAATTACGGATACATCAGATGAACCTTATCATAAGAATTATATTTTTAACGACATTTCCTCTGGATTTAATGGATCTATTAATCAATTTACATTAAAATCTAATGGCATTGACGTTGATGGAATTGAAAATGAAAATGCAATTATTTTAATTAATGATATTTTTCAAGGTCCTGGATTAACAAATGATTACACCCTAACAGAATCTGCAGGAATTACAACAATTGCCTTTACTGGGGCAGCTACATCAGTTTCTTATGATATTAATAATGCAAGTATTCCTCGTGGTGGAATTATAGTTTCTGTTGGATCTACAGGAGGATTTGGATATCAACCTTTAGTTTCTGCTGGAGGAACTGCAACAGTTTCAGTTGCTGGCACTATTTCAGCAATTAGTATTGGTAATAGTGGATCTGGTTATAGGGCTTCGTCAACATATGAAATATTTGTTGATACTTCATTTACAGTAGGAGTAGGATCAACTCTTATTTACTTAGAAAATACTAATAGTGTCTTTAGCATTTTAAATTTACTTAACACAGGATCTAATTGTAGCATTGGAGTCGGAACTTTTATTGGATCTGGTAGTGTTATTACTTCTGTTGGATCTACTTTTGTTCGAGTGGGGTCTGGTGTTACCAGTCCATATCAAATTCCATCTGGAACACAAACAATTATTAAAATATCCAATCCACAAATTGGAATTGTTAATGTTGGTGTGGGTACTAGTTCTGTTGGGATTGCTACGATTACACATGTTGGATATTCAACTATTATTTCTGGATCAATATCCACATCAGTTACAATTACAAATCCAGGTACAGGATATACATCTACAAATCGACCATATGTGATATTTGATGATCCACTATCATATTCAAATATTCCTCTTATTTACAATTCAGGATCTTCTGGAGTTGGTACGGCAGCAAGAGTTAATATTGTTGTTGGGCAAGGATCTAGTATAATTGATTTTGAAATTACTAATACTGGATATGGTTATGTTGATGGACAAATTTTAACTGTTCCAATTGGAGGTTCAACTGGAATTCCAACAACAGGCACGTCATTTAAACCATTCAAACTTAATGTAGAACAAACCTTTATAGATGAATTTAGTGGATGGTCAATTGGAGAACTTCAGGTTCTTGACTCTATAGATAATCAATTTGATGGAGAAAAAGTTTCTTTTCAAACCAAAATAGCAAATAATATAATTTCCATTCTTTCTTCTAAAGGATCAAATATTATCGTTCAAGATACATTATTAGTATTCCTTAATGATATTTTACAAGCTCCTGGTAAAGCGTATAAGTTCCCAGGAGGAAGCACTATTACATTCATGGAACCACCTAACGTTGGAGATAGGTCAAAAATTCTCTTCTATCGTGGAAGCGGATCTGTTGATGTTTTAGATGTTAATATTTTAGAAACTGTTAAAGAGGGTGATGAGTTAACAATTAATTATGATCCTTCTGTCGGACAAACTCCGATACTTCAGGAAGAAGCAAGAACGGCTACTATTATCAATTCTACAGAATCAGTTAGTACCAATCCATATTTTGGTCCAGGAAATGTTAGTGACAGAAATCTTGAAAGACCCATAAACTGGTGTAGGCAAACTGAAGATAAAATTATTAATCAAAAAACAATTGGAAAGAGTAGAATTCACTACGAAGCAGCAATTACTCCAACATCATATTTAATTCAACCAGTTGGAGTTGGAAGTACTGTTCTTTATATTGATAATATAAGACCATTCTTTAATCCAACAAATGAAAATAACGTCACATTAGCGTTCCAAAAATCAATCACTATCCTTTCTCAAGATAATAAGGTTGGAGCATCCGCAACTGTGGTAGTATCTATTGCAGGAACAGTTAGTTCAATTGTAATTAGTGACGGTGGAGTTGGATATACAACCATACCAACAGTATCAATTTCTGAACCAATTGGATTTGGAACAACAACAGCACAAAATACTGCTAGTGCAATTGCAACTATATCTGGAGGAGTTGTAACAGGAATTGCAGTTACACTTGGAGGAGGTGGATACATATCTACCACTCCCCCACAAGTGTTAATTCAGTCACCAAGTATGACTAAAGAAACCAACACTGTGTCATCATATTTGGGAGATTCTGGTGTAATTGTTGGATTTGGAACTACTGCAACTGGCATTACATTTGATTTTTATATTCCAACTAATTCATATTTAAGAGATACTTCTGTTGTTGGAACTGCACTTACAGTTAGTGGTATTGGGACTGGTGATTACTTCCTGGTTTATGATTCAAATATTGGGTCTGCATCAACATCAATAACATCAAAAGACATTGATAATAATACTATTGGAATTGGAACAGATTTCGTCAATAATGTTTATCAAGTACAAAGTGTGAGCAATATAAGTGTTGCAAATACTGCGATTGGAATTGCAACAGTTGGTACTGCAACAACCACTATAAGAAGAGTTAATGCAATAGTTAGTGGTATATCAACAATTAGTGGATATTCTGGAGTAGGAATAGGTACTACTACAATTAGTTTTGGTAACTTTAGTTGGGGAAAAATTGTATTATTGGGAAGATCGAAAGAAAATACTTACAATTTCTATGGAAATGTTGGAGTTGGTGGAATTTCAACTTCTGGTGTTGTTAAGAGGACTCTTCCACTCAAATTTGAAAACTATATTATTACTTAAATAAATAATAAAAAAGTTACATAAAATGGCAGCAATTATAACTGATCAAATTAGAATATTAAATGCAAAGAATTTTGTTGCAGGAGTGAGTTCTGCAGTAAATTCTTATTATTCTTTTATTGGTTTACCAAATCCTTCTGATATTCAATCTGATTGGGATGTAAACCCCCCATCACCTAAAGATAATTTTGATGAGGAAAATAATTATTGGGACAGTATGATTGCATTAAAAAAAATTAATGCAAGTGACGTTAGGCAAGTAGTTCAAAAACGTTTATGGTCGTCTGGTACAACTTTTGATATGTACCGTCATGATTATAGCAGATCAAATACTGCTAAAGTTACGGGTGCAACTAATTTATATTCAGCAGCATATTATGTTTTAAATAGTGATTATAGAGTTTATATTTGTTTACAAAACGGATCGACCCCAGAAAATCTAAGTGGTAGAGCTTCACTTGATGAACCATTATTCACTGATTTAGAACCAAGAGTAGCAGGTTCTAGTGGTGATGGATATATTTGGAAATATCTTTATACTATTAAACCCTCAGATATTATTAAATTTGAATCTACAGATTTTATGCCAGTTCCTACAAATTGGGAAACAAGCACTGAAAATGCAGCGGTCCGAAATAATGCAGTTAATGGGTCTATAAAAATTGTTACTGTTGTAAATAAAGGCATTGAAGTAGGCCCTGCTAATACCACTTATACAAAAGTCCCTATTCGTGGTGATGGCACTGGAGCAGAGTGTACTGTTGTCGTTAATAATGATCAAAGAGTTGAATCGGTTACAATATCAAATCAAGGATCTGGATATACTTTTGGTACTGTTGATTTAGTTGCCGGGAATGTTCCCACTGGAACTACTTTACCAGTATTAAATGTAATTATACCTCCCAAAGGTGGTCATGGAAAAGACATCTATAGAGAGTTAGGTGCATATAACGTTTTGCTGTACTCTAGAATCGAAAACGATAATCAAAATCCAGATTTTATTACTGGTAATCAAATAGCAAGAGTTGGAATTGTTGAAAATCCAGAATCATTCAATTCAACTCAAATATTAACTATAGATAAGGCAAGTGCTGTTTATGCACTTAAGTTAACTGGTAGTGGACTTAATAATGCAACTTACACCGCAGACTCATATGTCACTCAAACAGTGTCTACAGCAACTACTGCTGTTGGTAGAGTCATTAGTTATGACCAAGTAACTGGTGTCTTAAAATATTGGCAAGATAGATCTAATTCAGGATTTTCAACAGTTGGACTTGCAGTAACTAATCCAACATATGGATTTAACCAAATTGAATTTACAAATGCTTTTGGTGCTGGTGGATCTCTTACAATCTCTGGTGGATCAGTAAACTTGGGAATTGATACTTCTTTTACAGGTCTATCTACTGTGATAAATAATAGAACATATTACCTTGGACAATCCTTTACAAGTGGTCTTGCAAATCCAGAAGTCAAAAAATACTCTGGAAATATTGTTTATGTAGACAATAGACCATCAATTACAAGGTCATCAAATCAAAAAGAAGATATCAAAGTCATTTTGCAGTTCTAACAAATTATGTCTCAGCAAACTAATCTCAACGTAGCACCATATTTTGATGATTTTGATGCAACTAATGACTATCATAAAATCCTTTTTAAACCCGGAGTTCCTGTTCAGGCGAGAGAATTAACATCTCTTCAATCAATCCTTCAAAATCAAATTGATAAATTTGGTCAACATTTTTTTAAAGAGGGTGCAAAAGTAATACCAGGAAATACTGGATATACACAATTATATCGTTGTGTTCAACTTCAAAATATTTTTCTTGGAGTTCCTGTTGAAGCATATGTTAATCAACTTGTTGGAACTAAAATTACGGGACAAACTTCTGGAGTAACTGCATTTGTAGATAGAGTTCTTCTTTCACAAGAATCTGAAAAAGGAAATCTTACTCTTTACATTAATTATTTGGGTTCAAGCACTCAAAATAATGCAAGTGAAGTATTTTTAGATGGAGAATCATTATTTTCAAATACAACAATTACTTCAGGTCTTTTAGGAAATACTTCTATCTCTGCTGGACAACCATTTGCAGTAACTCTTGCAAATGATTCTACTGCAACAGGATCTTCTTTTAATATTACAGAAGGTGTTTATTTTATTCGTGGACAATTTGTAAATGTTAGCACAGAAACTCTAATTTTAAGTCAATATACTAATAGACCAAGTTATAGAGTTGGATTAAATATAAATGAACAAATTATTAATTCAGATATTGACGAAACACTAAACGACAATTCGCAAGGATTTAATAACTATGCAGCACCTGGTGCAGATAGGTTAAAAATTTCAACATCATTAATCACAAAAAGTTTAACCGATTATGACGATAATAATTTTATAGAATTAGCTGTTATACAAGAAGGTGTTTTAAGATCAAAGAAAAACACTACAACATATAACTTAATTGCAGATGAGCTAGCAAGAAGAACTTATAATGAGTCTGGTGATTATTTTATTACTCCATTTGATGTTTCAGTAAAAAATTCTTTAAATGATAATAAAGGAAATCGGGGTATTTTTAATGCCGGGCAATTTACTTACGGTGGAGCACTTCCGTCCGATAATCTAGCACTATATCAAGTATCTCCAGGTAAAGCAATTGTTAGGGGGTATGAAGTAGAGACAATTAGTCCAACATTTTTAGATGTAGAAAAACCAAGAACAACTAAAACACTCAAAAATCAATCAATTAATTATAATACAGGATCTACACTATCTTTAAATAGAGTTTATGGAGCTCCTACGGTTGGAATTGGAAATACTTATGTTCTGAGTTTAAGAGATGAAAGAGTCGGTGCTTCTCAAATTACTGCTCCAGGTAAAGAAATTGGTCTTGCTAGAGTATATGATTTTAGATTAGAATCTGGATCATATAGTTCTAGTAATGGAAATGTAAACGAATGGAATATCTCATTGTATGATGTTCAAACT